TGAGATTTAAGGCAAGAGAAAGATATTCTTTTGGCGTATCTGATTGGCGTTCTGTGTTTGGCACAGCTGGTGCTTAAATAAATTTTTTAACAAGTGTAAAAGGGCGGCTTGCTAGTCGCCCTTTTTTATTATATAGTTTAGAAAACCTTGACTACAATAATGTAGACATTTGCCACGACAAGGAGAAATAACATGGCTAACACAACTTTTTCAGGACCAGTTCGTTCAGAGGGCGGCTTTACTTCCGTAAGTAAAAGCTCAACAACTGGTGCTTTTACAACGCTCTCAAGCATTAGTTCAACTGGTGTAACTTCATTTGACGCAAACACTTTATCCACAGAAGCTGGAACAGGTATTACTACAGGTTCGGGTACTATTTACAGAAGTGCTGTGCAAAGAATAGGCGGTATCATTACAACAAAAATTTTAATTGACTTAACTGGTCTAAGATCAACCGGATCTGGTGACATCATTGGTGTTAACGGAACAGCATTAGTTTGTCACATTGGACAGATTACTGCTGCACAAAATGGAACTATCTTAACTGGTAGCATGGAATGTTTTGAAGCTCCAGCAGGTGGCGATCCAGATATTAATATTCACTCAGCTACAGAAAGCACTGGTGTTGAAGATGGAGCAATCTCTGGTCTTTCTGAAACACTTCTTGTTAATTCTGGTGACGCAACACTGGGTAGTAAAGTTTTCTTCTCAGCTGTTCCAGCAGCAGATGAGTTTTTATATCTTACAACTGGTGCGGCAACTGATGCAGATTATACAGCAGGTAAACTTTTCATTGAATTGATGGGTTACGCAGCTTAATTATAATTGAGTGGGGAGTTTATTCTCCCCACATATTTAGGAGAATTATATGGGAAGTTCAGACGTAAAAGCCTTGACAGTTAGTGATGAGAACGCTTCTGATGACGATAGATTGGTTACCGCAGCTAGACCAAACACTTCTGCTACAATGGCCAACACTACTTTTGCAGGAGGGGCTGCTAGAAATGTTATAGTAACAACTACTGGCACAGGTGACAATGCTAAAACCTGTACAATTACAGGAACTGATGTATTTGGGACGGCTATGACAGAAGTTATTACTTCAACAGGATCAGCAGAAGCTGTTGCAGGAGAAAAATTATTTTTAACAGTGTCTGCGGTAGAGTGTTCCGCACAATACGCAGCTAATATAAAAGTAGGTTCTGGTACACTTTGTTCTCAAGCCATAGGAGGCGGGGGCCGGGTTAGATTAAAAGGTTTTTCTATTGTTTCCGGTGGAACTGCTGGAACGATAGAGTATATAAACGGAACGCCAGAAAGCGGGACTACTTTGTTTAAATCAAGAACAATAGGCACTGCTAACACTGTTATTGATAGAACAATACCAGAGCAAGGGGTCTTATTTGATAGCGGTTTATCCGTTAAATATACTTTAGACACCTCTGACATGATGACTTTTTTCTTTGCGTAATGGCAGTTAAAAGAAAAATGACACAAGAAGTTAAGTTAGAGGTTACTTTAGCTCGTTTGGAAGAACGTGTTGAAGCTCTTCAAGAAGATATGAAAGAAATGCGTTCAGACATGGTTCAACTTAGAGAAACCGCCAGTCGATGGAAAGGTGCTTTTTGGGTTATGATGGGTGTAGCCGGGGGCTTTGGGGTCCTTGCAAATTTAACAATAAGTTGGTTTAAATAGGAGAATAAAATGGCAATGAAGAAAGTACCTGCAAAAAGTAAAGGTTTAAAAAAACTACCTACAGCGGTTCGTAATAAAATGGGTTTTATGAAAAAAGGCGGACCTGTTAAAAAGAAAAAAGGTTACGCTAAAGGCGGTAAGGTAACACCTAAGAAAATGATGGGTGGTGGTGCTATGCGGAAGAAAATGATGAAAAGAGGCGGAGCCGTTAAAAGCAAAAAATAATGCCGTACCTTCAAAGTAATATCCCTCATTTTAAATGTTGGGTTAGAAGGGAATACACCTGTAATCATCAAAAGTATCATGGAGAGTTTTTACACGCCATGGCTATAGCGGTTACTACTATTCCTAATCGTTGTTTAAGTTTTCAACTTGTTTTTACAGGTTGTGAAACAGATGGAACAAAAAACCCAAATGTTCATGGTGGAGCTATGTGGGCAAGAATGCCTATAACAGCTTTAATGGCAGATATAACCGTTGAAGAATGGCCAACACCTATGGCAACCCATGATGCTCAACCTTGGGATTGTGCTTCTCACACGCATGCTGTTTATACCATGGACAGAGCTACTCCTTGCCCTTGGTTAGCTAAAATAGGTGGAGAGATGTACCCTGCAAAATATTTATTTACAGTTGATTATACCGACAGTGAGATAGCGGATGATCCTGCCCAACACAAACAAAGTCATGTAATGTATTTATTGGACGCGGGTGAGTGGACAGGTAATCTTGTAGCATTGCCAAATAATCGAGTTCGTGTTACACATCCAGCATGGTTTGAAACAGGACAAGGGGCACCAGATTTTTTACCTTCGCAGTATATACATTACTCCAAATCTGATTTAGACTATACACTAGACGTAAATAAAATTTTTGATAACTTGTACAGCGAGGAATAAATGGCTTTATCCGCATCAACTAATTTTGAACCTGCGGTTGACGAGTATATAGAAGAAGCTTTTGAACGATGTGGCTTAGAGGTAAGAACAGGCTATGACCTTAAAAGTGCTAGAAGGTCTTTAAATTTAATGTTGGCTGAGTGGGCTAACCGCGGTTTAAATCAATGGACAATTGAACAAAGAACACAAACGGTAACAGCAGACGACACCGAATACTCTTTGGGAACTGATGTTATTGATATACTATCTGTTATAGTTAGAAGAGGTAGCACAGATTTTAATATGTCTCGTATTAGCCGGGACGTTTACTCATCTATACCTACTAAAACAACTACGGGTAGACCTACTCAATTTTTTCTTGATCGGCAGATAACTCCTAACCTTAAAATTTGGCCAGCTCCTGAAAACAGCACAGATGTTATACGTTACGATGCTTTAACTAGAATGAATGATGCGGACGCAGCTCAAAACACCTTAGAGATACCTTTTCGATTTTATCCTTGTTTAACAGCAGGTTTAGCCTATTACATTTCACTAAAAAGAGCACCCGAAAGAATACAACTTTTAAAAAACGTGTACGAAGAGGAATTTGACAGAGCTATGGCTGAAGACAGAGATAGATCTTCTTTTAATATTACTCCGAGTATGGATTATTATAAGGTGGGATAATGAGTTTCTCTTCAGGAAAAAATGCTTATTTTATTTCCGATAGAAGCGGCTTAAAGTTTTCGTATAAACAAAAAGTAAAAGAGTGGAATGGTTCTGTTGTAGCTAAATCTGAATATGAGTCAAAACACCCACAATTAAACCCAAGACCAAAAAAAGCTGATGCACAATCTTTAAGAGATGCTAGACCCTCTAGAACAGAACCTCCCGTTTTAGTTTTATTAAGACTTAATCCTTTTACAACCGGTACAGCGGGTCAGGCAACAACTACAATAACAGTTCAAGAACATGCTCACGGGCGTTCTGTTTCTAGCTCAGTTCGTTTCAGAAACGTAGCTCCTTTTGATGGAATAACGTCTGCTATTATGGAAAATTCTTCTGGATATTCTATAGCGAGCGTGGTAGATGAAAACAATTACACTGTTTCTGTATCCGGAACGGCTGTTACAGGTTCTACAAAAGGTGGTGGTAGTATAGCCTCTGCTGGACCAGTTACTTTGGAGAATTAGATGAGTTACACATTAACAACATTACGAACATCTATTCAAGATTATACGGAAAATGATGAAACAACTTTTGTTAATAATTTAAGAAACTTTATAAGATCAACAGAAAACCGTCTTTTTAAAATGATTGATTTTGAAGTTTTTCGTAAGAATGTTACAAGTGCTACAACTTCTTCAGACAGATTCTTATCTGTTCCAACAGACTTTTTCTCACCTTTTAGTTTATCTATTACAGTCTCAAGCAATTTAACATTTTTGCTTGAAAAAGATGTAAATTTTCTTCAAGAATATCATCCTAATCCATCTGTAACGGATGTTCCTAAGTACTATGCACGATTTGACGTAAACAATTTTATATTATCTCCTACACCTAACAGTAATTATCCCGTTGAACTACACTATTATTATAGACCCACAAGTTTAGCTGACAGTACTGTTCAATTAACTGTTGCTTCAGCATCAAGTTTTTCAGTGGGAGAGACAATAACAGGTTCCTCTAGTGGTGTAACAGCTACCATTGAAAGTAAAAACGATAGTGACAACAAACTAACAATTATTGTACCGACAACTGGGTTTACAAACGGAGAGACAATAACAGGTTCTAATACTTCGCATAGTTCTGCCATATCATCTATATCAAGTGATACTACTACATCCTGGTTAAGTAAAAACGCATTAAACGCATTACTTTACGGATCGCTTTCAGAAGCGTATATATTTATGAAGGGTGAACCAGATGTTATACAATTATATGAAAAAAGATTTATGGAAGAAGTTAGTAGACTAAAAGATTTTGGCGAATCTAGAGAAAACAATGATGCTTATAGGCAGGGGTTACCCCGTAGGCAGAGAACATAGGAGATAGATTATGGCAACCTCAAATGCAGCAACCAACTATTTAGAAAGAAGATTATTACATTATATTTTTAAAAATAATTCTCTTACTTTTAATAGTCCAGGTGACAATATTTATGTAGGACTAGCAACAGCCGTATCTGCCGCTGAAACAGGTTCAGTAACAGAAGCAAGTTTTGGTGGATATGCCAGACAAAATGTTACAGCAGCTAATTGGACAACAATAGGTGCTGACTCAACAGATACACAGACAGCAAAAAATACAAATGCAATTGATTTTCCAGCTAAGACAGATAGTGGAACACAAACAATAACTCATGTGATTATAACTGATGCAAGTTCAAGTGGTAACACATTGTTTGTTGGAGAATTAGATGTACCCAAGACATTAGCAGAGGGTGACATATTTAGAATTAACGCAACAAACTTGAGTATTGAGTTGAAGTAATGGCTTTAGTAATAAAGGATAGAGTTAAAGAAACCACAACTACTACAGGCACTGGAACATATACGTTAGCTGGTGCAGTAAGTGGGTTTGAGACTTTTACTGCTAACCTTAGTAATTCAGATACAACGTATTATGTTTGCACAGATAACACTGACTTTGAAGTTGGATTAGGTACGTTTACATCTTCTGGAACTACATTAGCTAGGACAACCATATTGGCGAGTTCCAACTCTAACAATGCTGTAAACTGGTCATCAGGAACAAGAAGTGTTTTTATGACATATCCTGCTGACAAGGCTGTGTTTGAGGATGCAAGTAATAATATAAACGGCACATTTGTAGGTAATATCACAGGTGATGTTACAGGCAACGCTGATACTGCCACTACTTTAGAAACAGCTAGAGAAATTAACGGAACAAGTTTTAATGGAAGTGCAAATATAACTGTAACTGCTGCTGCAGGAACATTAACAGGTAATACACTTAAATCAACAGTAACAGCATCTAGTTTAACTAGTCTTGGAACACTAGCTAGTAATTTAAACTTAGGTGGACAAGATATTGTAACTACAGCATCTAATCAAGATATTGATCTTGCAGCACATGGAACAGGCAAGGTTGTAGTTAAGGGAAATACTAATCAAGGTGCTATAAAGTTAAACTGTGAAGCAAATTCGCATGGACAGACAATTATTGCTGCACCCCATTCTGAAAGTGCTAACAATACTTTAACACTCCCAAGCACTGGGGGCGATGCTCGTTTAGTTTCAACAGCTTCAACCGCCACTCTTACAAACAAAACTCTGACATCAC